TAACGGCCAAATACTTCGTATTCGCCATCTTTGTTTTTTAAAATACTGTTTGGTTGCAACGCAGCAAACTCACGTTTGAACAATGATTTGAGTTGGTCATCTAATATCATGTGATAACAAAACGTGATATCAAGTACCCGATAACGGCAACCAATACACCAATGATACCAACACCCCATGTAATAAGTTGTTCGTTACGCTTGGAGTTCATTTGTTGAACCAAATCACGTACTTCGCAAATTACTTTGTCCAGTTTGGTAATTTTTGCATCCACATTATCAAGTCTTGATTCCAATGCATTGTAGCGTTCTGCACATAGTTCCACGTGGGCCTCCAAACTCTTTTTTTCTATATTGGTAGTATCAACCATTTAAGTCTCCGTTAAAGTATTTATGGAGACCGACGTAAACCATATATTATGGGCCGGTCCGGAGGTGGCCAGCATGGGTGTCAGTTCGGTCCTGTTGCCAAGTCCAATCAGCATAGGAACACCGTCTGCGTCGGATCTCAACACACGAGTCGGATCTGCATCGTCGCCGTATATGTGGTCTGTTTCGGTTTCGAACTCAAACATCCATACACGGTTTGTTGTGTCTGTCATTGGCGTTTGTAATCGGAACAGTTGTGTTCTTAGCCCAAGTATTTGTGTTATGGTTTCCCAATTGCGCTGTTGATTACGACCTCGGTTCCAGGATTCTTGATCTGTTATTGTATTTCCGGCATCATCGCGGAATGGAATCTTTGCCGGTTTAAAGTGGCCTGTAATTCCTGTTGCGGTTATGTCGAAGAGAGTTTGTACTGCATACTTCATGTGTTTTTCTTGCTTAATTCGTATAGCACTTCAATTTTATTGCATAGGTCTTCAAGTGCGGTGTTGCCGAGTCGTGACTCAAATATTTCTGCCCATTTTCTTTTTCTCTCTAACTCGGCCAACTCTTGTTGTAGTTTAGGGTCTTGATAATGCAATGAGCGGTTCTGGCTTCCTGATTGGCGAGCATATACTGTTCGGCCGCCATCGGGACTTTCAAATATTGTTACTTCGGTTATCTTGCTTACCATCATAGTATGGTATTTAACGCCAAAAGAAAACCCTGGGTTTTAATCCAGGGTTTTTGTACCAAAAACTAATTGATTAGTTTGTGAATGTTGCAGTAGCTGTTGTGGTTCCGCCTGTGGCAGTGTCTAGATCGCCAGTTGTCCATGCGCCTGTAGGGTACACGGCAATGGCCAATGTGTCTGTACCAGCATCTGTTACTTCGTAAATAGCAATGGTAGCTTTGGTCTGGATAGCAAGCATAGCTGCATTCAATACAGCAGGCACTGTGGCAACAGTTGCCAATGTGATTGTGAAGAAGTCTAGCTTTGGACCGGCCAAGTTAACTGTAGCAGCACTGGTTGCGCTGAACAATGGAGTAGGGTGACCAGCACCAGGTGAAGATGGTGTTGTGCCAGAGTCTACGTTGGATACTGGTTGGTACGTTCCGTTTGTTGCTGTTGTAATGTTTGCCATTTTTTATTCTCCTAATAGTTTGTGGTCTTGGTTGACCTACTTTTATTTATGTTTCTAAATGAAAATTACTGATTAGGTGCCCTGATCTGGGTTGTTTAGCGCTCTATTTCCGGCGCTGAATCCAAATCTGTTGACCAATTTGGCACGGCCTGCGGGTGTTGCTAGTACCCATCCTTCTTGACCCGGTTGTTGTAGGTCAAGTTGACGCAACATATCAGTTTTGATATCGTGCAACAACAAAAATGCTGAGAACGCTGCTGTGATGCCATCCATGTTGCTGCGCGGGCTTTGCAAATACTCTGCAATATTGTTGAACTTGCGCGGTGTTACGTTGGACTGCAACCAATCACCAAATCCATTCAACAAGTTGTCGTAGTTGCTGGTAATTCTAGAGTTGATGTAGCGTTTGCACAGTTGTGGCAAGTCAGTAATGCCTGCGGCGCGCAAGTCACTGGGATTGAACAATCCGTCAATTGCTTTGCCGTAAGTAGAAATGATCTGACTCAGTTGCTTGATCAGTTTGGCATTGAGTTCTACGTTTTGTATATCTTTGACACTGGGCTCGATCATCAACAACCCGGCAACAGGTTCAAGTGTGACTTTCTTGATTGCTTCTGGCGCGCTTTCGGGGTCTTTGAATCTTGTATGTATAGCAACGCCAACTTCACTGTTGCCGATGCGTTGTCCCAGCTTGCTGTTGGCAGGAATTTTGTATTCAACAAAGTTTGGCTTGAACACATATGCACCAGACACTTCTGATGGTGCGGTTGTATACAACAAGTCACCTTGTATATAACCACGCATGTTTTCCGGAGTTGCGGCACGCAATAAGGGAAATAACTTTTGGTAGATAGCAACAAGTTCTGTGCGATCACCTTTGCGCATGGCCATCATTCGCTGAATATGTTCCGGCGAAGTTGCTAGCCCGTCATAGCCTTTTGCTCCAAAGCCGCTTTTGTCTGTGAGTACAAATGTGCCGTCGGACTTGCGACCAAACATGATAGCAGGCTTGCCGTCCCATTTGACAGTGGTGGTTCCGCGAGTGTTTTCAGAAGCATGCTGCATAATCTCAACTGCTTCGCGGATGCCGCGTGTTCCTCTTTCAAACACCAAATCTTCCAAGTGTTCAATACGCGCATCTTTGGCGCCTTCAACAATTACACTCATGCCTTGGTTTACAATGCGGTCACGCAGGCGTGCAAGGAAGTCCACTTCTGTGTATTCTTTGTACACTGGCTCGTCGCTTTCCATAAAAGGAACACCCTTTTTAGCAAAGTGTTCTCTTGCATCTTTGAGTTTTGCATCGCGCTTGGGATCACGTTCAAGTGCTGCCACAATAGTTTCTACGCTGTGCAGGTTGTCGCGAGTTGATTGTTTGTTCAACAACAGTTTGGCAATCTTGTCTGGATCATCGCTGATGATTGCGTTGGTAGCACGGTCAGCAATACCGGAGTTTTGGTTCAACTTGTAGCCCATGCTTTTGGCAATGCTGTTCAACAACACATTACGATCTGATCCGCCGTAGTTGCTGTCGCCTGGTGCGCTGAGAATAAACTTGGAAAATGGCACGTTGGTCAAAAACATAAAGTCTGTTTGCACATAGCCCGAGTTGGGATTGCCGCCAATGGGTGTTTTGAAGTGTACAGAAATACCGGACTTTTTGACATACTCATCAGGTTTGAGTCCGTGACTGGTAGCCCATTGTGTTAGCCTGTTTGCCAACTGTTCTTTGCTGACTTGGCTAGCATCCACTGCAAGATCCAAATCACCAGATGTGGGTTTTTTACCTGTAGATCCCAGAGTATTGTTTTGCAAGTCCAGTCCTGGCAACATCATGTCAAGCCATGCCAGTGTCGGTGCAACGTCAGTTTGGTTAATGCGCTGAGTCAGTATTTGACCCTTCATGTCTTTAAAAACATTGCCGCCTTCTTTTAATATCATCTTACGTTGTATCCCATTGCTTGTAAAAATTTGTCAACTGCTGGATCACCTGTGTTGGTCAGTCTTGTGTTGCCTGTTTGTTGTAATATTTTTCCGATGCCCGCCAACTGGCGGTTAGTTATGCCAAGTTTGGCCAATTCTACAGTCATGTCAGGTGCAACAGTACCGGTGTTGCCACTGGGTGCAGTATTGCCACTGGGCTTGTTTGCAATAACTGTGCCACGAGTAGAATTAACGGCTGCATTCTTAACTGCTTTGCCAAAGCCTTTGATGTTGTCGCGCCAACTTGGCGCAGCTGGTGCTGTATTTGTTTTACTGACTGGAGTATTGGCCATTGTGACAGTACTAGCTGCTTGTTGTGCTGCTTGTTGTGCCCGAAACGCTTGAGCTTCTTTACTGCCGCCGGGTTTTACATTGAGGTTCACTGGTGTATTTTGAAGGCGGGTTGGTTGTGCTGGCGCTGGTTGTGTAGGGGCTGTCGCCGATGCTTGTTGTGCTTGTTGTGTTAATTTTGCTTGTGAGTCTGCTTCGGCTTTTTTAATTTGCGCTGCAATGTACGGAGACACTTTGCTAGTGTCTAGTCCCGTCACCGGCGCAGGCTTTCTTTGTTGTTCCTGTTGAACCGTACGCTTGTTTAATTCATGAATTTGCATCAGTTTTTCTCACGGTTCTAGTAAACTTGCCAGGATCTCGTAGGTTGATCGCATTGATCAATTTGCGTTGCAAATTCTTGGCCACGTCTGGATCATAGCTAGAGTCAATTTGCTCTAGCAACCGTATAGCACTGGCAATGATATTATTAGCACGAGTTTCAATAACATGACGCTGATCGCGATCGATGTACATTGAATCGAGTTCTTCTAATAAACTTCTAGTTTTCTTTTGCATAATAGCCCTGGACCTTTTTATTATTTATCGTATTTTAGAGGTTTAGATTATCTAAAATATTTCAATATATCTGGCATTGCCTGTTGTAAATCTGCGGGCCAGGTGACTATTTTGATATTGTTGTATTTTTCCAA